AACAATGTAATTAAGTGTGTCTGCAAAGGTATGTGTTGCGGTGGTTTCTTCTTCAACATATCCGCTATAAGTTTGATAATTTACTCCATCAATTCCTGTGGATAAATTAAACAATGTGCCTGTGCCATACGCTGCTGTGTTTAGCCTTACTAATATTCTGCTCAAACTTACCGTTACAACTCCCTCAGCACCTTGCATAGCATCTACTACTGCCTGTGTGCTTATCGTTCCGTTAAATGGTAAATTTGCCATGTATGTTTCTAATGCTGTGGTAACATTCGCCTCAATAACATTGGCATATTGTCCGTTGTAATAAATATCGGCTGCAACCTCCATCTTATCACTATTGGCATTAATAATTATGTAAGCTATACCGGCAGGATTAAACGTGCCTATGTATGTATTGAGTTCTGCTAATTCTCCTGATGAAACTGGCACGGGTGGTTCGTTTTTTGCAACTTTAATTAATACCGTTCTATTTGGTGCGGTAACTACTGCACACCTCGTTAAAATCTTGTTTGCCTCATTGATAACCGGGTATTCAATTACAAATGTAGATGTGTTTAATTGTGCAACATCGCCTTTTTGATACTTCAATACTTTATTGCGTGTCCATTGCGGTGTTGATGGTGCTACTGTTGCTGCAATATTTTCTAAATCTGATTTGAACAAATCTTGCAACTGCTCAAATATTGCTATGCAGGAGGCAACAATAAAAAAATACAAGTTCCATTTTGCGGTTTGACTTGTAGATGTTAGGCCATTCAATGCAGCTTCGGCATTCTTGGCATCTAACATACTTTGCTTGATTTGGGATACTGACCTCGCCATAGATTAGTTATTAATTATTAAGTGAATAAAAAATGAGCCAAATGGAGTCCCTGACCTTGTGCCATCAAACTTGAATATATCAACTCCTACAATACTATCAAATATTCTTCTTGTAATTGTAATGTATGGTACATTGCCACCGTTCATACTTCCGCTAATTCCATAAAATTTAGAAGCTAAAAAAGCATTTGATAATGTGCCTTGCAATTCACCATTTCCAACTACTGCCCACACTATATTTCCTACATCATTTTTCATTGATGTAAATGTAACTCCACCTCCCGAAATAGTTAAAAATCCTCTATACTCTTTGAAGTTACTACCACCTGCTGCCACCAATGGATTGCCAACCGTTCCATTGCCTGTTATTGTTGTGCCATCAACTGCAACGGTGGATAGTTTGCCATCTGCTGTGCTTTGTGCTGCTGCGGCGGCTGCTAATGGTATTGTTTGAACATTTGTAACCGTTGACCTCTTAGTTACTCCGCCTTGATTGACTACTACTACCTCCGCACCTGTTAATGTTGCGGCTGATGGTAAATTTGATATTTTTTGCTTTGCCATTTTTTTATTGTTGTATTTCTAATTCATAACCACTTTCTGTTGTTATCTCAAATCCATCCTCAGTTGACAATATTACATCGTCTGCTAATACGCCTGTTCTAATCGTATTATTATCAATTATTGGGTCTACATTTAATATTAACGTGCTAACTGTTGCATCTACTGTTGGCAAATTTAAGGATGTTACATCTAATCCTGTAACTTGGTAACTAATAATATAATCTTGGATGTTTGTATGGTCGAAATTTTGCGTTTCTGACCTCCTTAAAAACTTGGTGTTGTTAGGTGTTGACCATCCATGTATTAACTCGTTTAAATCTTGTTTTAGTTGAAGTATATCGGTGTCCTCAGTCTTATAGCTTTCAAATCCTAAATGAATATTTATCTGCAATGTTCCTCTTTGTCTGAGATTAAGGTCATCAACATAAGATGTATCTGCAAACTCAATAAAGCAACAAGGATAGCCAAATGGCACATTAACATCCTCACGTTCAAATTGATTATTCCACAATGCAACATATTTAAGTTCCGCTAATGTGCTAATCCTTTGTTTTAAATCGTTGTAAATTGATAATTGCATTACTTAAATGTGTTGTCTATTCGTTTAACAATTATTTTTTTTATCCTTTCGTTTAGGTTGTAAGAATCACCCATAAATTGTCTTTTAGGCATTCCTTTCAATCCATCGTTGTGCCTTGCTGCATAAACTAAATCTGTGCTAATCTTTATACTTAACGCTGCTCTATTTGCAGGGTTTCTAATTATTGACCTCCTTAAATCTCCTGTCTTTACCAATATTGCTCTACCTGCCCTTTTATCTGCTTTTTTTCTTGGCTGCCACTTTTCTACATTCTTATCGTCAAATCCCTGCTTTCTGAAATTTTCAACAAAGAAACTTTTGGCAGAGTTTCCAATCTCTACCATAGCATTCTCTAAAGTAGTTCGGGCTTTCTTTTCTATACCCTTAATATTGAATTTATTTTGCTTTGCCATTATACTAAAATAGGTAAATTCCAATTCTTTTTTGCGTTCTCTTTGTCATCCTTAGCAATGTCAAAGTAAGGATGTTTGTCCTTTCCTTTCTCCTTAAATATGTACCCATCCTGACCGGTGTTCATTCTAAATAATGGCGGTACATCGTCAGGTGGGTTAAATCCTGCCATATCCGTTAATGGCTCGTCATCTGCTGCTAATTGAGTAACCGTACATCTACATCTCCATCCGTTAGGTGGATAATACTGTTTCCAAAAGGCATCCGTTATTGGTCGCACTATGTTATCTAATGCAGCGTGTGTTGGTCTTACTCTACCATCTCCTACGGTCTGATATTTTAGCACTGGCAATACATCGGCATCCGCTTCAATACGTTTCCACTCTGCCCCCATCCTGGCACTTGCTTTGGCTGTTTGATATTCCGCTTGTAAATAATCCTCATTGTAAACATTAAAGATGCTTTTTGCTTGTTCTTTAAATTTATAGAAATTAGATTGAAATTCAGGAACTGCCAACAATGATGTTAATGCTTTTGTTTGTTGATATGTCTTTGCACCGCTAAAAACATAAATATTGTTTAGTAAATCGGTTTTCAATACCTCGTCAACTATTGGGGCTAAGTCAACTCCATCCTTTAAATAACTTGCTGTTTTTAAATAAATACCCTGTGGCAAAATATCGGTATTAATCGCCCCTATCCATACATCATTAGCGAAACGATTAAAATCATTTTCATCAAATGGTGTTGGTGGATCAACTTCCTTACCAATATTTTGTATGTCGCAGAATCCGCACACTACTTATACAAGTTTTTAAGTTTGTTGGCAACCTTTTCCACTTCCATTTCTTCATCCATTAACTCGATGCCATATTTATGTTCCAAATATTCGTGTTCAAACTTAACATAAGGCATAAATGAGGCATCTATCTTAGCTTGTTCTGCCAATGGCATCGTTTCGCTATCGTCATATTTAAAAGTACATCCTGCCAAGTCAAATCCGTTTCTAATCATCATTGGAACTAACTGATTTTGGATAACAAATTGCATTTTCAATGTATCTTGCTTTGCAATCATATCCGCCACGTTTTCGTGAACATTGGCACTGCCAGAGTATGCTTTTTCGTCTGTTGTGCCTGTTTGCCCTAAGATTATTTTGCTAATCTCACTATTGCACCTTTCTACCATCTTATCAAATACTGCATAAGCATCTGTTCTGCTTGCCTGCATCAACTCGATATTGTCGTTAAGGTCTAACACTGCCCACGAAGCTACTCCCATATTGCGAAGCATATTCTCCATGTTTTTGCGTGTCAATTCATCCCTGACATCTGTTTTGCCGATACGAATAGGTGAGCCAAATACCTCAGCAAACTCTGCCCACGCTGCCATTGCATTTTTCTTCCAAATAACATAAGGTGCAAGGTACATCATTATACCTAAATCTTTCTTTTCGCCTACTCCAATACACCAATTATTGTATGGTGGCTCATCAAAGTGCTTACCCTCGATAACCGTTGCTGTGTTTGTTCTTACAAGGCTAAATTCAGGCACTACATAGATGCGTGGGATTAACTCAACTGAAGTATATTGGTCGTTAATTATCTGACCGAATTGCACACAACTAAACCCCCAAAAAATAGAATCTAAAGCTAAATTGCTAAAGTCATAAAACCACTTTTGATTAAAATAAGCTGTTTTGGCTTCATCCATTTCGCCATCTGGTCCACAAACAACAAACTTTTTGCAAAGTATTTTTGACTTACGTTGCAACATTGCACTTTGCACCTGCCCATCCAATACAATCTGTTGATACGTTTGCATCAACAAGAATCTATTTGGGTACATTGGACTTTCTGCCGCCTGTAATGCTATGTTAAA